GAACTGCCCACATATCTTGCGGTTCCACTTGGTAGAAGTCGTCCTTGAGGAACTGGCACTGTGACTTCGGAAGCCAAGCCAAACGGCGAGAGTGACCGCATCCAACGGCGATTGCTTTTGCCGTTTCGCGGAGCGGCTTCACAAGAATCATGGAGCGATCAGAATTGATCCAGTCGGTCATCGTTGCGAGGTTCATGACCAAAACAAAGACAGACTGCCGCTAGCGCTGCAAGCAGATTCTTTCGGATTTTATCCGATTATTGCAGCAAGCCAGAGATCAACGAGTTACGCAATTAATCAACTGAGCACGGATCCTTTTGTCGCTCGCCGGACTCTAGCTCAAGATCGCTGCGCACCTCCTCGCAGCCGGACGGATCAGCCACGAGGTAGTCAATCGTTGCCGCTCGATAGACGTGGCCGACGACGACGTAACCGCAGGACGGGTCAATGCGTGACCGCACCAGTTCACCGAGTGCAAACTGTGGCGGTCGGTCCATTAGGTCGTTCGGTACCAGACGCGCTTCCGTAGTCGTGATCCATCGCGCACGTTGCCATCGAATTTCTCCAGCTTGCCTGCACGCAAACCTTCGCGGACGACCGAGTAGATCCGGTCCATGCTGACCTTGTGGCGCGTGGAGATCTCCGCAACAGTCAGCCAGCCGTCGCCGGTTGGCAGACGCTCGGCGCGCAGCACAGCCTCGGCCAGTAGCTTTGCCCAGGCGTCAGTATTTCCGGATGCTTTCCGCGGCATAGAATGATCCTCCGATTTTTTTACTCTGGAAAAGCTGATAGGTTCCGTCGTCGAACAGCACGCCGTAGCACCAGGCGTTGTCGTGGCGCAGCTTAGAAACCATGTGCGCGTTGTAGCCCATGTCGATGCGACAGCAACAGCCAATGCCGCGCGCCTCGGCCGGTCCTTCGATGCTTTCAACGGGCGCCGAGTCGGTGGCGTGGACGTGTCCGAATAGGCAGTTGCCGTAGGCGATGGCGTGCCGTCGAGCAGCGCCGAGGCCGGCGAAGTAGCCATGCACGACGCGAAGGTGACCCAGTCTTAGCACGCCCAGCCGAGAATCGTAAGGCAGCATCTTAGCCTTTGCGCCGTGAATCAGACGCGCAATGCGCTTGATGCCCTCGCGTGCGTAGTCTGCGGCAAGGCCGCTCGCGCTATCGGCCAAGCGGTAGAGTCTCTCGTCGTGGTTGCCTCTCAGGAAGTGGTTCTCTTTACCACCGTCAAAGTAGGCGCGGATCCACTCGACGCCGGCCGTCCAGTCATCCTCCAGGCTGTGCATCTTCTCCTCGTCAGATGCTCCCTTGCGCAGATTGCGAAAGTCCCAGCAGTCGCCGGCGTGAATGCGGATCTCTGGCCGGAAGTCTTTGATGAACGCCAGCAAAGCACGCTGCGTCACCTCGTCGAACTGGTCGCCGTGGTTGTCTGCTGCCACCACGAAGCGACGTCCTCTAGACATCCTCAGCCTGCGCTAGGTCAGGCAGCGTGATGCCGTTCAGAACTTTGACGCATCGCGGCTCGTTCTTGGCGATGGCGTACATCTGAGCAAGCAATCGGTCATTGGCACCGTTGAGCGCTGAGTTGCTCAGGTACTGCGCGAAGACATCGTCACGCACGTTCAGCTGTGCGACCAGTCCAAGCGGATAGGCCGGAGCAGAGGCAGCCTGCGCAGCGTTGAGATACAGTGCAAGGTAACCTAGTGCGCTGCCGAGGTTGCGGTCCCATTCGACGCTGGTCAGTCGGAGGTAGTCGCCAGTCGCGCCGTTGGGGAGGGTGATGGAAAGTTTCAGTGCCATAGGTTATGGAACAAGGCCGTGGTGCTGGAGTGCGGAGATGACTTCGTTGAGCGTCGCTGGAGTGGTCGCGTAGCGAGTGGATACTACTTTAGACGACTGGACGTAAAGATCGCCCGTGGCGTTATCGACGCGGAACTGCTGCACTGTGCTCGCATCAAAAATGCGAAAGTTGGTGCCGTACACGTCAACTGCGGTGGTCTCGTTTGCTTCAAATCCTCGTCGCTCGATTGTCGGTGAGACACTGATCGGCACCTTGACCTTTGTCGCCGTAATCGAGACGGCGTTCATGGTTACGCTGGCAACGGTGCCACCAGTTACGTCGACGGCATCGCTGTCCTGCGCTGAAAGCGTGCCGGTGCCGTAGACTGCGGAGCCGTTAGCATTTCCAAGAGCGACCCATGAGCTTGCAATGCCGGCGCGGTTTACTGCGCGAATGCGGACATACCCAGGCGGAAGCAGCGAGTTATACAGGAAAAACTCGGTCTCTCGCGTCTGGTAAACAGTAGGCGATCCACTGCCGGTGAACCATGCGTAATCCGTGGCTGAGTCGCTATCGGTCGTCGTCGACTTGATCTCGTAGTAGGCAAAGTCCCGCTCAGTGTTCGGTGACCACTTGGCGCGAGTGCCGAAGTAGAATATCTTGGTATTGGCGATGTAAACTGGAATAACGCCATCCTTCGAAAGCGATCCTCCAGAAGGAGCGGCAGGAGCAGACGTAGACGACGTGGCAGTGTACGGCGAGAACGCAGCCGTGACGACGTTGCTCGGAATGTTTGTAAACGACCAAGCCTGCGATGCGATGTCGTAGGTGACGCCAGGCGTCAGGTCATCGAGTACCGAGGAGATAGCGCCAGAGTTTCCGAACTGGCCGGCGATCTCGTAACCAGTCGCAGCGCCCTGCTTCCGGTAGAGGATATTCTGGATGCGAGCACCGGACGGCAGCGCAGCAACGGTCACAGTGACGAGAACGCGAGCGCCGCCATCACTGGCGAGGTAAATCGTGTCGCTGATCTTTGTGAGCGCGGTCGGATCTGAGGGCGCCGTGGAGTCAATCGAGCCAGACGTGACGACAACCGGCGTGGCGTTAACCGAGGAAGAGAAGGCCGAATAGTTCTCGGTCGCGTCAATCGCATTGACCCAGTAATAGTACGTCGTTGCAAAGTTGACCGTCGTGTCGACAAAGCGGTCAGCGCCGACCTCGGCAATCTTGTTCGTGGCAGTCGTTCCCGGCGTCACTCCGGTCGTGTTGCGGTACACGCCGTATTCAAAAATGTCGTTGGCCGTGACTGCCGTCCACGAGAGGGAGACCGCTCGGCCCGTACCCACCGCGGCATTGAGGCCGGTTGGTGCATTAGGCGCGATAGTGTCGCTCGGTGCTGTCCGAGTTAACGCGGTCGAAACTGTGGAGAAGATGCCGGCCGTGTTCACTGCACGACACGCGAACTCGTAACTGATTCCCGGCACCAAGTTGTCGACTTCAAACGCCGTGGCCGTGGCAGAATCAACTTGGCCCTCGGTCTTGTAGCCACTGGTTCCGCTGATGCGGCTCAAGATGTCCAGCGCGATGCCGCCAGTCGGAAGGCCGGGAACCGTGATCGAGATCGCTGCGCTCGTCGTGCCGTCGCTGGACTCATAGACGCGCTCGCTGATGAAGGTCGGAGCGCTCGGCGTGTTAGGCGGCGTCAGGTCAGGCGAAGACGTGATGGCCTGCGGCGTGGCTTGCGCGCGGTTAGAGAAGCCGGACACATTCTCCAGCCGGTCATAAGCGTTGACCCAATAGTAGTACGTCGTTCCGACGTTGACCTCGGCATCGAAGAACCGCGAACTGCGCGCCTCGGCAATCTTGTTGAACGTGGCACTAGCCGGAGTGACGCCGGTCGTGTTGCGGTAGATTCCGTACTCGGAAAAGTCTGGAGCGGTTACGTCGTCCCAATCTAGGCTGACTGCCTTGCCGCTGCCAATGTTGGCGGTGAGACTGGTCGGAATATCGGGCGCGGTTGTATCGGGCTGAACAGTGATGCTGGCGCTGACGTAACTTGAGGAAACTTTGAAATAGGACTCGCCGTAGATGCGCACATCGTAGCGCGTTCCAATGCGAACATCACTCGTGATGTACTCAAGAGTTTGATCTCCAGGCACGCGCGCCCAAGTTAAATAGGTGGTTGAAGCACTCTCCTTGTAATCTATTCCAACGAAGCCGCCAGACTGTACGAATTCCTCAGATGGCGCAGACCAGGCGACCTTGATCCGCGGAAGTGCGGTGCCGTCTGCTTGATATTGTTGAGTCGTTCCATCTGCTGCCAGCGTCAATGAAGTAGGAGCAGCAACAATGAATGGATTGGGTAACGTCGTATTCGGTGCCGCAGTAACTGCGATCTCGTCCGAGACGGTGTAGCTGTAAACCGTCGAATCCATCTCGCGCAAAGTCATGTCGACCGCCAGCTGTGGCGGTTGACCATCCGCAACGAAGGTCCACTCCATTACTTCGAAAACTTTGTTCGTCCAACCGAGCTTCGTGTTGGAGATCATCACGGTTTCACCGGCGCGTAACTGCATCGCTTCAAGTCGGAAGCGAGCAGTTAGGATGATCTCTTGGCGTGCGCGCCGTAGTTCAACAACCGCGAGACGCTGCGCGCACGACGGCGAGATCGTAAACGGCAGCGATACGTCGCGCGTGTACTTGATTCCGTTGTCCTCGGTGACGTAGGTCGTCGACGTGATAACCGGAAAGTCTGCCGGCTGCCACTGGTTCTCGGACGAAACGTAAACGCCCTTGACCGTGTTGACTCGATCTCGCGCACTCGTGCGAGTAGTCACTGACATCGGCCCGACGAAGTGCTTCTCGTTTAAGCTGATTGTCGGAATCTGATACGTCGCGGCGTACATCACCACCTTGCCGGATGAGTACGCAAGGAGTCCGCCCATTGCGGACAGTAGCTTTGCAATCGCGGCATCCGGTGCCTCGCTGGTCGTAATGCTGCCGTGCGATTCGTAGCGGTTCTCGTAGGTAGCCGGAGACAGTGGCAGAATCTGCACCTGCTCGTCGCAGACATTGGCTGCTACGTTGCAGGCGGTATCGTCGATTTCGGCACTCGCCATCGCTAGGCCCAGCGAAGACGTGAGGTAATCACGCAAGCACAGCGCAGGATTGGCAGAGTATGCCGTCGTCGCTGTGCGCGGATCGTAGACCTTCTTGCCCTTGATAATGAAGGACACGTTGGGAATGCCACCAACGA